TTGCGTATTGGATCTAGTTTGAGGATTGGATCTAGTTTGAGGATTGGATCTAGTTTGAGGATTGGATCTAGTTTGAGGATTGGATCTAGTTTGAGGATTGGATCTAGTTTGAGGATTGGATCTAGTTTGCGTATTGGATCTAGTTTGAGGGTTAGATATAGTTTGCGTATTGGATCTATTTTGAGGGTTAGATATAGTTTGCGAATTAGATCTAGTTTGAGGGTTGGATATCGTTTGCGAATTAGATCTAGTTTGAGGGTTGGATATCATTTGCGCATTAGATCTATTTTGAGCGTTATATCTATTTGTTAAACTACTACGTGTGTAAATAGTATTGTCTCTACTATTATACTCAAACTGATTCGTAGGAATAATATGTGGTGTATTCGTAGATTCACTATCATGATTCGAATCAACGGTATTATTTACTTGAGCATTATTACTAATAAACATCATTTGCTCTCGAAAACCCAGTTCTAACTGTTGAATCGCGTCTAATGTCCGAATGTAATTTGATGAAATATTTCGTAATAACAATGTGTACGTATCTATCAAACGAGTATTTGTATTTTGATCCATTTACAATAAAATAATAACTATGTTTAAATATTAATTATTTCAATTAATATTTAAAATTAAGACGTTTAATTAATTAATGACAGAACTCAAAGGATTGACGGGGTTGGCAAACCTGGGAAATACCTGCTTTATTAATTCATGTATGCAAGTAATAGGCCATATATATGAATTAAATGATTATTTAGATAAAAACGATGGAGAATACAAGAGCAAATTAGCCGCATATCACAATAATAAATACATGTTGGACTCGAAATTGTTAGTAGAATGGGATAATCTACGAAAACTCATGTGGGAAGAAAATCGAATAATCTCTCCTGGAGGCTTTATTCAAGCAATACATTATGTAGCAAAACATAAAGGGATGGAACTATTTACCGGATTCGCGCAAAATGATTTACCAGAATTCTTGTTATTTATAATAGACACCTTCCATAATGGTATATGTCGAGAGGTTGACATGATAATAAAGGGAGATATAAAAACATGTACAGATAAATTAGCGGTTAATTGTTATAATATGATGAAACAAATGTATAGTAAAGGGTATTCAGAGATATTAGATATATTCTATGGTATTCATGTATCAAACATTGTACAAAATGACACCATCTTAAGTATAAAACCAGAACCCTATTTTATAATCGATTTGCCGATTGTTATGAATAAGCAGACATGTAGCATATACGATTGTTTCGAACAATATTGTAGTAGTGAAAAATTGGAAGGAGACAATGGATGGCTAAATGAAACAACTGGCAAGAAGGAGGACGTTGAAAAACGGATCGTATTTTGGAGTTTACCAAAAATATTAGTTTTAGATCTAAAAAGATTTACCTATAACGGAAAAAAAATACAGAAACCGATCGATCTAGAATTAGATGAGTTGGATTTAAGTAAATTTGTGGAGGGATATGAAAAGAACAGTTACAAGTACGAACTATTTGGAATCTGTAACCATAGTGGAGGAACATTAGGTGGGCATTATACTGCGACGATACGTACCGCGGATGGAAGTTGGTATTTATACAATGATACCAAGGTAACAAAAATAAACTTTGATGGAAAAAATAATACTTCTGGATATTGTCTATTCTACCGAAAAAAATTAAATAAATAATATATATAACATAATGAATTTATCATATGACTCTGTATTAGGAATTCCAACTTTAGATGCTAGCGTAAACAAAAGACAGAATACTCAAAACATGGGTCTTAATTTAGGTGTACCATCGCTAATTATATTTATAATAATTTTGATATTATTTATAGCAATATTTGTAAATTTAGGAACAAATGGAAATTCAATGACGACGGAAACATCTACTAGTGATGGTTCAACAAATGTATTGTCTATCATTTTAGGCGGCGTATTAATTGTAGTACTTTTATTAAATATATCTCAGTACTTTTTTAATATCAATTTAACAGCTCAATTAAGCAACTTATTTACGAACACCCCGTCATTGGATATCACAGTTGAACCGACTACCCCCTCATTAAGTCCAGTACCCGAAATCACCTTAAAAGAGCAAGTGTATCATATACCTGGTAATACGTATACATATGACGACGCGAAGGCATTGTGTCAAGCATATGGTGCTAGATTAGCCTCGTATAATGAAATAGAAAATTCATATAACAATGGTGGTGAATGGTGTAGTTATGGCTGGTCAGATAAACAGATGGCATTGTTTCCAACCCAGAAAAAAACATGGGACTATTTACAGACAGTCGAAGGACACGAAAATGATTGTGGACGTCCTGGAATAAACGGCGGCTATATTGCTAACCCGAATGTAAGATTTGGAGTAAATTGTTATGGTTATAAACCAGAGATTACCGATCTAGAAAAGGAATTAATGGCAACCGAACCATTGTATCCACGATCATTAAAAGATATTAAGCAAGAAAAACGTGTAGAATACTGGAGAAGAAAGATACCAGAAATATTAGTGTCTCCGTTTAACAAAAACGTATGGAGTTTAATCTAACCATATACCAACTTATGGTAAAATTAAACATGCTTTATTTTTCTGGATCTTATTTTCTTAGACTCTTTGTTGCGTCTAGTTTTAATATTATGTAATTTCTTTTTGTCGGGGCTAACCAGCTCTAATAATTTACTGTATATATTATCATCTAATTGTTCATATTGGTTATTGTATTTAATACTATAATCTTTGTGTGTATTTGTATTTTGATAAAATAAACCGGCTGGTACTACCAAATCCTTCAATGCCGGCATCGTTTGCGTATTTCCGCCTCGTTGATTATTTTCAGACGAAGGTTTATTTATATTATGTTTTAATAACTCGGACTGAATTTTAAATCCTCCGCCAGTCAAATTACCCGTCTTATCTGTCATAAATACAAAATCATTATCATAATCGATGTAATCCATATACATAATATGAATAAAATTTAATTGTTATAATAGCGCTTAATTTCGTTAATTACTTTGGTTTCTCTCTTCGCCTTGATATAGTTCATTGCGTGCTGTACTTGATCGGGATCGCCTAATAACTCGAGTAAACAACTTTCCAAGAATCCTAAAGTGAGTGGCATGGTGTGTTTATTTTGAGTAAACTTTAACCGTCCATCTGATATTTTAACAATGGAAGAATTTAGATTATTATGTTCAACAAAATTAAGTATGTTGCTTGATAACTCAGTTTTCTCTGTGCGTATTTCCTTCATTTTTTCATTTAATAATGTAAGCTGAGAGTCCAACTGTACCCATTTTTTTATATTCTCTTGAAATTTATCCATGTATATTACAAATAATTAATTGCGCATACGATTACGAATATATATGGTCAAATATAACATGGTCAAATATAACATGGTCAAATATAACATGGTCAAATATAACATGGTCAAATATAACATGGTCAAATATAACATGGTCAAATATATCATATAAAATTGATCGTATTACGCATAAATGATACTTATTAACAGGATACCAACTACAAAATGAATGACCAGTTCATATCTATCTATAATATTGAAGATCTAGACATGTTTATACATTCAAATAAACCAGGCTATAGTGCGTTTATACCATTTGACGATTTGGACAATGGAAAAAAAATATTTGCTCTCATGAAAGAAAAAGAAGGGCCTTTATGCGAGATGTTCGGAACAGGAGATCATGGATATACGAATTATGTATTGTATAAAGCACAAAACGGACAAACATACGTTATATCTATATTCATACATACCCCAAAATCCTATTCAATAGTAAATGATGAGTCGTGGTTTCATTATAGTAGATATCATAAGTAATATTGTATACGAGTAATATTTAGTATGAACAATAATATCATAACATATACACAGGTGCTAGTACAATATGGCTAAACATAGTCTAGTCATATTATACAAATTACAACGTTATATCCACGATTATTTATTTGCGATATGTTTTTCTATATTTGCCGACACTTCTTTTTGCCGACACGCGTTTTTGTGTGCGTTTTTGAAGAGCAAATAAACCAAAAGGAACAATGGCTTCGTTGACTAAACCCATGAATCCACCCTTTTTTCCTCGAGATGAATGTCTCTTGTTAGATTTACCGCCAGTTAATACACAACCACATCCGCCACGTTTAACATCTCTACGTTTACTACGATGGCATTTACATATACGATGCTTACATATGCGACATGCGGATGATTTTTTTCCGCCAAGCATACCAGATGGACTGGGCCAACCCTTGGCAGCCACTTGACAACCTACATATTGAGCACCATCGGTATAATTACATCCGCCACTAGAAATCGGCATTTGAGCCGGTGTATTTGTTGAAGATCCGCCTTTCATATACAATTAACCAATATAAAATATTTCCGCAGTTTGAGATTTTATTTTAATGTTGTTTATTAGTTTTTCTAAATTTACGTGATTTGTTCATTACAACATTGTGTGTATTTGATCGCTGAGATCGTTTTTGAAGCATTAAAATACCAAATGGAACGAGTGCCTCACGAATGACGGACATAAATCCCCCCTTCATGGTTTTTTTATGTCTAGAATGACCCATATGTTTTGCGCGAACACGTGTAGATTTTCTGCGATGTGTTTTCAAATGCGCACGTTTAGTGTGTCGTTTACCTCCAGTAAGCAAACTGCCGGTATCAGACGGCGATGTAGCCGGAGAAGGTTCCACCTTATTGTTTGGATTATATGACCGTAAACTAGTTTCACTGGTTCCCATAATAATATACATTGTAATTAGAAAAAATTCTTTAGATAGACATCTTTTATGTGGCTACGCAATAATAAATAAAAAATCCCTAAAATTAATAAAAACCCAAGTATTACAAATACTAACGACAAATAAATATATGGATAAATTTCTTGAACAATTAACCCAACTAGTGGTTTAAATAATTCTTTCAGTTCTTTTTTTACATCTTCTCTCGCCAATATTAATAAACATTGCTCTATAATTTGATCCCTCATTTATTTACTCATTTAAAAAATTTTTTTTAGTTTAGCGTGTTAATTTTTCGTAGTTTTTATCTATATTGTACTATAATGGACATGGAAATACATCTAACAAACGAGGATTTTGATTTTTCAAAAATATCTATTTCGCAACCCTCTGCTATTCAAGGAGGAGCATACATTACAAAAATAAAATACAATAATAATCCATTATACATTCAAACACCCAAATGTATAACTAAACAAGGCATAAATGACAATAATAAAAAAGCTTATATTGATTTGTTGTATACAAACGAAGACACTACGGTGATTGAATGGTTTGAACATTTAGAAACGAAATTGATTCATCTAATATTTGAAAAAAGAGAGTTGTGGTTTCAAAATGAATTAGAACTGGAGGACTTTGAGAATTTTTTCAACCCAATATCACGCGCATATAAAGGTGGTAAATTTCATTTAGTCCGAATAAATATACCTAAACTTAAAACAAGCTCTTCGCAATATAATTGTTCTGTATACGATGAAAATGAAAATATTATACCGATTCAAGAATTAAACGAGACACAAAGCATTATACCTTGTTTAGAGGTACATGGCATTAAATTTTCTGCTAGGAATTTTCAAATAGAAATATTAGGTAAACAAATTATGATTTTAAATAATAAACCTTTATTTAATTCATGTATTATCAAACGAAATAATTCGTCTACATCTCGATCAGATACATCGGTCATGGACAATTTATCAAATACGAATAGCATTCAATCACCAACTACTGTGATGGAATCGAATGATTCTACTACGGATCACGACGATTTAAACGCTATACCAGTATCCGAATCTATGGGTATAATAAATACAGTCGATACAGTCGATACAAACAATATAGTCGATACAGTCAATACAGTCAATACAGTCAATACAGTCAATACAGTCAATACAGTCAATACAGTCAATACAGTCAATACAGTCAATACAGTCAATACAGTCAATACAGTCAATACAGTCAATACAAACATAGATAGTAACGAAGATACAATAATAGACAATATGGAAACAATGAATAGGATAACTGATGCCTCATGTCAAAATAATATGCTGCCATCTACTACGAAGACAACGCAATGTGATGAAACATCAATTGGTACGAAGTCATTTCCAAACGAAAGTTTAGGAGAATCAATCGAAAACGCACCTAGTAAAATACATACCAATACTAAAAATGGGAATAAAGATACATCCATTGAAAAATCTCAAAGGAAATATGATACATCAATAGATATAACAAACTCATTGGACACGAGTTCTACCAAAAACAATATATATTTAGAAGATGTTTCCCACGATTTTAAATTAAATAATAGCACATCAAGTATTACCTTAAAAAAACCGAACGAGGTTTATTATGAAATTTACAAAATTGCAAAACAAAAGGCAAGGCAGCACAAAAAAGCGGCCATTGCTCATTATTTAGAAGCAAAAAAAATAAAAAATACCTATTTGTTGGATGAACTATATTACAGCGACGAATCATCTGTAGATAATAATGAGGATAGTGATAATGATAGTTTACAAAATCAAATAAATGATATCATTGAAGAAATAGCATAATTTAGTAACTTTTAGAAGAAGCGATGGATTATATTTGTAAAATATGTATTAATTACAAAAAAATATTTTATCTTTTATTTTATATAATGAACTTCATGAAGTATTTAAACAAGTTTGACTTACAACTCCATCACTTACTCAGTTTGGTTGGTTTTATTGCTTTAATTGTGTACATCTATTACTATAGCATGAATAAGAGCAGCAAGGGACCCGAACAAATGAGTAGCAGACAAACTCAAGAAATGTATAACCAAGCCCATGGCGCTGATGCCGGTGTTCAACCTTCGCAACCTTTAGGCCAAAATGAAACATACGCGCCTGCTACTGGAATCACTACATCTACTCAAGGTATTCCACCCTCTTGTGCTAGAGAGGCAGTAACTGACCCATCTGAGTTATTACCAAAAGATACTAATAGTCAATGGGCACAGTTAAACCCCACTGGTTCTGGTGATTTACAGAATGTAAATTTCCTTCGTGCTGGATATCATATGGGAATAGACACTGTCGGAAATTCCTTGAGAAATGCCAACTTACAGCTTCGTTCTGAGCCAGCTAATCCTCAACTTAATGTAGGTCCATGGAACAACACGACCATTTCTCCTGATACGATGCGCGTGCCTTTAGAAATTGGACAAGGCAGCCAATAAATAAAATAGTATTATATACACCGTTACCATAATTGGTTGAATTATTAAATTATCATAATTTATATTATAATAATTTATTATATATGAGACTCCGTATCAATATGTTTGGATTCTTCATTATTATATTTGTTAGTTTGATTGCTTTAAAATGGTATAGTGAATCGGACGCTTTTAATTTGAGATGTATTGTGTCGACTGTAGACGGAAAAAAATATTGTGTGCGCGAGAGAAAATACATTCAAAAGGCATCCAACCTTTTAGCACAAACTACTGAGAAATTGGAATATCTAGTCCAGAATATGAAGGAGCGATATTCAACACGTGATAACGTGAAACGGCTAATTGAGAATTTCAATCCAACCACCATTAAAGAAACGCTTCCAACTAGCGAGTATACCGCCTATAGTGAAAACAAGGGTGAAAAAATAGCATTTTGCTTAAATAAAAAAAAGAATAACAATGACAATCTAATCGACTCGAACACGTTAACATTTGTCGCCATACATGAACTAGCGCATTTGATGACGTCCGCAATTGGACATGGAGAAGAGTTTTGGAATAATTTTAAATTTTTATTAGAAAATGCGGTTGAACTAAAAATATATACTCCAGTGGATTACAAAAAAAATCCAGCTAGTTATTGTGGTATGAATATAACAGACAACCCATATTATGATTTATAAAATGTCAATCCTACATATAAGCAACTGTAGCATGGTTTATGATTTATCACATTCACATTATAGAAACGTGTCAATATGATATATTACATCTGGATTCAGCTTTGGCAAAATGTTAAGTATATCCTTAAATAAATATGTTCTTTCGTTATCATACAACTGTCTAAACCGTTTGAAAATATTATAAACTCTTTGTATTTGTGATTTGATTGGATCAGTCAAAACAGACGATGGATTATTAGTGATTGTATTTATATCACGCATAATAACTCTAATATGTAAATACGCAGACCGTATGAATGATGGTCTAATATTATTAGTCCAACATGTATAAAAGTTTTTATACAATATGTCGTATACACAATATATATGGTAAAGCGTATAACCTAAGTGACTATTACCATATTCAACGAAATTGTGTATTTTAACCACATGAGAACGAATTTGAAGATGTATTTTATGTTTATGTTTCTTGTGAGTTTCTTCATTATTTACCGATATAGACAACAAACGATCACTTCTACGTGGCATATTACAATATGAATTATTTTAAAATTAACATACGCTTTGTTTGATGTTCAAACATCAATTTTTATTGAATGATGATATTATTCACAAAATATCATCATATTATACATTTATCTACTATAGCAACGATAAGATACAAGCTTTATTTTAACAATGAAAACAAGTTTTTTGGATCCTTTGTTTTAGAAATCAAATTGATATTTTCACCAACACGATATTTATCAGACAAATTATGATAGAAATTTAATGTTGAATAATCTTCCAGTGCAAATCCTACACTATCAAACACTGTTATTTCATTATTTTTTCTTGTATACTTTTTATTCGTTTTTATTATTTCTTGTAATTCAGTTACTGGAAAATCAATTGGCATTTGCTGGATGTCGCCTTCTATTCTTGTTTGAGGAGTATACTCGGTGAAAACAGAAGATGACAATAAAACATCCTTAGATAACTCGGTTTTGCCTGGACAATCACCACCAACCGCATTTATATGTTGTCCTAGGTTTATCATATGCGTATCGATTATAGTTCTATATGCTTTATCTGCTGTAATTGTTGTAATTATATCGACATCTTTACAAGCTTCAACAGTTGTATTCGTAATAGTGATTTTTATATTATTAAATTTAGTTAAGTTTTTAACTAATTTTGCACTTGCCTCTTTATCAATATCATATACTTTGAACTGATTTATACCCATTAAATAGTAAAAGGCAAGTGCTTGAAATTCGGATTGCGCACCATTTCCTATTATAGCCATGCTCTTACAATTATCACGTGCCAGTATTTGTGCTGCCATTACAGATGTACAAGCCGTTCTAATTGCTGTACTAAATGTTAATTCACTTATAAGAAACGGTTCTCCTGTAATAACATTTGATAGCATTCCATAAGCCATAACTGTTGGGAGATTATATTTATAATTATTCGGATGTCCATTAACATATTTCATAGAATAAATATTTTTATTTGAAATAGGCATAAGTTCAATGACACCGGCATTGGAATGACTTGCGATTCGTTGAGTTTTATCAAATGTGTCCCATTTTTGAAAATCTTTAAAAATTTCATTTCGTATGCCATTAAACGTTTGCTTTAATCCATGTTTTTTGGTCAGATAGATTATATTTTCAACTGTCAATATTTTCATAAATATTGTTAAGAAAAGATATTGAAAATAAATACGAGGTTGATTACATCGGTGTAAACAAATATTGTGTATCAAATTTGAAATATATTATATAGATATATTAGTAGAATGATGTCAATACAGCCCAACAATAAAAATAATGAAATATTTGATAATAATTTAATTATAGTTAACAATTGCGACTGTTTCTTAGGTGATAATTACTATACATGCGCATTCGAAAATTTTACAAAATGTAAGGAGAAATGTTTAGAATTAAATGTCAATGTATTTGTTATTTGGTCTAACATGGTTTACTATAGAAAACAAACTATAAAAGAATGTGTAATAAATATAAAATATGTAGAAAACTCCAGCTTATGTATCATGATACCAGATAACATGAATTACTATCAAGTGGATTGTAATGAACGAATCAAATATTATTTAGGTGACGTGTATAATGAAAAAATCGACTCCAAATTACCATGCGATAAAAGAACTCTACGTACTAAATTGTCAGAATATAAACCAACCGACCATTTTTATCAACACAATGATAATCTGTTGAAATTTATAGGCGACATTGAGTTATCATTTGAATATAGTATGTATGATGAATCTGAATCGCGCAATATCCCATCATTTGTCAAGTCACGAAACATAAGCCATCCAAAAAGATCTGTATTATTACCACTAGAAAATTTATATATACCGCATCATTATATTAAAGACGTTGTAGACGACAATCATTTTAAAAATAAAATCCCGTCGTGCGTTTGGAGAGGGGCAAACTCAGGCGATTTTTTCTGGTATACAACAAGAAGAGCATCCAGACGTGATTTAGTGTTAAAATATAAAAATAATGAAAAGTATAATATTGGCCTGAGTTGGACTAATTATAAAAAACCAGAACAAGATAAAATAGATTTTAAACCAGAAGATTATATCAAACCATATTTGACTATAAAAGACCAATTAAAATATATGTTCGTTATTAGTGTAGAAGGAAATGATTTTGCCACAAATCTAAATTGGATATTATTATCTAATTCAGTTGCTTTAATTCCAAAGTTTTACATTGATTCATGGAAAATGGAGCGTTATTTAATACCCTATATACATTATGTTCCGTTAGAAAATGACTTTAGTGATTTAGACGATAAAATGAAATGGTGTCTTGATAATTTAGATAAATGCGAGGAGATAGCGTTTATGTCAAAAATGTATGCGTTACAATTTTCAAATAAAATAAAGGAAAACTATATTATTAACGAAATCATAAGAATATATAAACAGAATACTAACGTAACGGCTATCTAAATTCACTTCCGTCGCGCATAGAATACTACACATTCATTTTGTAATTGAAACGTTCTACCATGTAACCAATACACATGTGATATCTACTATAAGATTATATTTACAAATGTAAACTGTATAATGATTAAGCATATTTACATATAAAATAATATTTAGATTTTATATATAAATGACTGAGATATTTAAGATCTGTAAATTAACAGGTAAGGATCGTATAACAAATATAACAGTGTTTATGGGTTCAATTAACTACAACGACGATTTAAATGAAATAATTAAAATCCGTCCAGTTAATGATGTCAGATTAACCCAAATTTTCAAAGAAGACCAATTGAGTATAATAAATAATGATCCATCAATTACAGTTACTTTTACAAAACAATCTATATATTTAGATGACACAATCGAAACTATTAAAAAAAAGATTATCATGGAATATTCCAAGCAAGTCGCATTTGATGAAATATATTTATTTACTCAACAACTGCAAACAATTGACAGTACCAAACTATATGATAATTTAACACAAAATGGTAAGGTATCGTTAACATATGATATATTGTTTCAATTTATTTCAAATATAACCAACTTTAGTTATGATAAAATACCCGAAAAGGCTATATATACATATAATGACATACTGAATTTAAATATAACGACCCAACCGCAAGTGATTAACATTCCATTGGGTCAACATATCATTACATCAGACGACACATATAGTTATACGGTCAATCCATTTGAATTAAAACATGTGAATAAACTGCTAGAAACACACGCGGACAACATAATCACTACCACAAATAAAGACTTGTTGTTATCCAGCGGGAGTATAGTTGGAAATACACTATATCTAACCGTGGCAAAAGATGTATTGGAAACGGTTGTATCTAAAAATATATCAGAAAAGTTTGCGTGTCATATTTATTTCCCATTTTTAAAAGAAAAAGGTATATTTGATTTAAACAATTTAAACGACAAACATCTGGCATTAGTTGAGGCTAATAAACTACTTATTAACGATAAATTTGAAAAACAAAGAGATAACATCGATTTATTTTATAATATATACAATACAAAACAATCAGAATTAAGGTATATAGAAAAGGGTGTTCAAACAGTAGAATTTGTTATATCACAAGACTATCAATTTAACCTACCGCTCGAAATCATTTTTAAGCTAATTCGTGCGAACAAGAACATTCCATTCATTAAATATAATCCTTCTAAGAAAAATGAAAATATATACCGCTTATATTGTGATAAGATTGCCAAAAATGGAAAAAAAATCCCATACTTACCAAAAAATGTTATCTTTAAGTTAATGAAGACAATTGGGACCAGTAAAAAGGTAGCATGTTATATTGAACAGGATGAGAACGGAGTGATGATTCCTATTTTTTTAGAATTTGACAATTATGCGAATATATATGTGAAGGTTACATTCAAACAATCCAAGACAGTTTCAAATATTGAACAGATTATTCGTGATGCAGTAAATCCAACCATACAGATTGTACAAGACTACTTAAAGAATAGTGGATACAATATGAATTTATTTTCAAGTTTGTATGATAAAAATTTAGAAATTTTAAATCTTAAATATTTTGCCTATATATCCATTGAAAAGAATATTAATTTGAACACCATTTTAGGTTGTGTTTCTAGTCTATTTAATGTGGTTGTAGGTGAATTGAAGAAAGGAATCGTGATGCGATATAAACGTGTGGCTAATTTTAATGAAATGGATAGTCAAGAGGCGTTTATAGTGGAGTTATTAAATAAGGCAAATGTGGATCAAGACATAGTGAAAGCATTGATGGATAATTTTCAATTAAAAGAGACAGATGCCCAATTAAAAATAGCAGAATTATTGAATAATGTACAAGTCGTTCAAAATTTAAGCAAAAGAAGAACATTAAAAATAAAAAATAATCCTGGGTTCTTAACCAAGATTACTCAAGATCAATTTAAACAAAACATTATGATTGAGATGGAAAACATTAATAATATTTTTTATATGTCGACCATACCCATTTATTTGGATTCTTTGGTGCGTATAACACAAGCACCAAATACAAGTTCTATAGAGTTATCTAAAATAGATGAGTTATGTAAAACTAAAACGATTGATGACTTGGTTCAAATCGACGAAATAGTAGCGCCCTCTGAAAAACATATTACTGAAAATATTCCTGCTGCGATTATTGCCCAAAATCTAACTTTCGGAGAGCAAGCTAATAAATCAAAAGAAAAGACTGTAAATGTATTAGATTTTCTATTTGAAGACGATGATTTAGATGATGACGGTATGGATGAAAATAATAACGACGATGATATTGAAATTGAATATGTTGGAGGAAATGATTCAAATAGTGACACGAATGATGATGGCATTGACGTTACCATACCAGACGATGACGACGAAGGAATTGATGTAAACATTAATGAAGACGAAAACGAAGACGAAGGAATTGATGTAAACATTAATGAGGACGAAAACGAAGATGTAGGAATCAATGTGAACTTACCAGTAGACGAAGACGCAGGAATTGATGTCAACTTAAGTGATAACGACGACAACGAGGTACCTGTAAACATACAACTCGTAGATAAACCAAATGAACCTGACATAAAACCGGTTGAACCTGACATAAAACCGGTTGAACCTGCCATAAAAGCGATTGAACCTGCCGTAACAGCATTAGATGTCAAGCCTAAAAAAACTAACAAAAAACCTAAGATGATAATAGACGATGATGATACGTTGGAACAGGGTGTTACTGGTATGAAAATAGCCAATCCTAACCCATTTTTCAAATCAATGTATAAGAAAGATCCAGTATTGTTTTTGACGGAGTCTGATGGTAAATATCTATCATATTCAAGAGCTTGTCCATGGAACAAAAGAAGACAACCAGTAATCCTAACAGATGAGGAAAAAGAAAAAATAGACGTAGAAAGCCCTGGCTCGTATGAGCATGCGATTAAATATGGTTCTTCTCCAGATAAACAATATTGGTATATTTGTCCTAGATATTGGGACTTAAAGAATAATATTAGTTTAACTGATGAACAGGTTAAAAGTGGAAAGTACGGGGGAATAATCCCACAAGACGCCGAAACGGTACCTCCTGGTGAAACTATATGGGAATTTACTCATCCGAGAGAGCACATAGACAACAACGGAAAATATATTCAACATTACCCTGGATTTTTAAAGAAGGATGCCCATCCAGACGGTCTAAGCGTACCATGTTGTTTTAAAACATGGGATAAACCAGCCCAGCAGAAACGTAGAATAAAATGCGCAATGGATACAGACAAAATAGACTTAAAAGATACAGTATTAAATACGGACGCCAAAATAGACGTAGATGAGTATATAAAAGGACCAGATAAATTGCCATTAGAAGAAGGACGTTTTGGTTACTTACCGTTTGCGATTCAACAATTTATTCAAACCGACAATAAAAAATGCCAAATAAGCGTTACAAATAGGAATTTAAAAAAGGAATATCCTTGTTACTTACGTAAAGGTGTCGAAAATACTAAAAATAAATCGTTTCTAGCGTGTATCGCGGATGTTTACAGTGAATTGAATCAAGATAAAATATTACCGGTTGAAAAATTAATAACAGATAAAATAATACAAACACTTACACTAGATAGCTTTGTCCGGTACCAAAATGGCAATTTAATTACATCGTTTAGAAGTAAACAAACGGACGATATAGATTTAAATGTGGCAGAATACTCCAACACAAAAATATATGATACATTAATAAAATCAGACTCTCGGCAGTTAAAAATCATCATTAGCGCTTATATAAATTTTAAGGAATTCCTAATGGCACCTACATCTGTAATTGATCACGTATATTTATGGGATTTAATCTGCGAGAATAATACAAGTTTATTCGTAAATGGATTAAATTTAATTATATTAGAATTGCCACAAGACGATATAACCACAAATATTAATATTATATGTCCATCTAATTTTTATTCGGTACATAAGTTTGACATGTCAAAGGATACTGCTATTTTTATAAAAAAATACGAATATTACGAGCCAGTATACATAGTTGTAGATAAGTCTAAGACAAATACTACAAAACTAGTCACTACAAAATTATTTACACCTGAATTAATTACAAAAATACCTAATCTAAAAACAATGGCAGAAACCATACTCGATATATATAATTCTATGTGTAAACCCTTATATAGCATACTAGATGTTGCCAAAAGATATAATTTCAAAGAAATAAAGTTTATTAGAAATCACCCACTGGAAAAGATTATCGAAATAATTAAAAAATACCAACTTCAAATTATAGATACTGTTATAAATTATGATAGCAAAGTAATTGGGTTACATATACAATACGAGGATATGATTGGTTACATACCATGTTATCCATCTGGCATACTAACCGAATATCCAATTATTACTATGGACAATGAACATGAATTAAAAAATTTCGAAGATACAATCCTTTTTTTATCAACTATATCGCGAATAACAAATAATGAGATATTGTGTAAACCAGTCGTAAAAGTATTAGAAGATGGACTCATTGTCGGTGTTTTAACCCAAACTAACCAGTTTATTGAATTAACTGAACCAGAACAAAATGTAGATACAAGTATATTATATACAATTGATGAACACAACTATTACCAGGCAAATAAAGACATACAAACAAGCAGCAATATAGATATTGCCAGAACAGAATATGTTAACAAAATTAGATTAGAAACTGAATTATATAATTCATTCCGTAGTAAATTAAAAATGTTGTTAAATCAATTCAACAATAAAAGTATTCGCGATGAAATAGAACAACTTTCAAATGCGCACAATATGGTCTATTACATCCAATTAGATAAACTAATTAGGCTTATTCGTGAACTTATGAAAAATGAAGTTGAGTTTATTATATCGAATAACTTAACACTTCCAAATATAGAAGCAAGTATGAACAAGTCCGAAATATTGTTAATTCCAAAAAATAATCTATTGAGCAATTTAGATAACGAAATCATATATTATAGTAAGATATCTGATGAATTAATTAGATACAATAGAATAAAGCAATTCATGTTTGAACCAAAAACATTTTTAACCTTTACTGACTTAAAATACAATTTAAACGATGATGAGATTATTCTATTACAGTCATTATTAACATCCGACTATTTCGAAGATATGATACCTGACATTAAAAATAAATATATCACATATAAAACATATGATATGGTTGAACCCATTATAACACAACATTATGATAATGAATATTCTAAAAAAGTGCCTGAACGCGAACAACCCGCTGCACGTATAGATAAGGTCCAACCAGGAAACACATTTAAGGTACATGGCGCTTGTCCCGCGATAGTAAAGCCGATATATTCAAAATTAAAATCAAAGTTTAAAAGTGATTATAAAGAACTTGAATTTTCTGCGGATAATAGCATTTGTTCATTTGATATAGCATTAACAATTATAAAAACAATGAATCCTACCGTAGACATAAATATCATTAAAAATATATTGATCGAAGAGTATAACAAGTTATATAGTAAATATCCTACTAATATTATACATATATTTAGTTACTATGGTATGAATTCAGAATCAAAATTATTATCAACTGGTAATTTAACTATAGAACAATTAATTATGAATAGTAATTATTACCTAACAACCCTAGATTTGTTAATCTTATCCAATATATTTAGTTTTCCAATTACATTAATTGCTCCACGCACTTTCAAAGAAAATACACGTGAATATCTCTCGTATAATGTTACCGGAGGTAATACCTACATTGTTAGAGTACCTGGGTTTAGTAAATACAAAAAGGATGTTCCAAAATATAAAATGATTATCGATAAAACTATTAATGGATTATTAGATGTTAAATTTATGCCTGAATCAGATATCAAACAAGAAATATTAGAGCAAAATAATGATATTAGTAAAATTATTCAAATGTTTGTAGATGATATTACCGATGATATTACAGAACCCGAAGACATACCCGAAGTAAAAGTTATTAAGAAAAAATTACGCATTGTGTAAAAAGCATAGATTCCCTATTGTAAAATAACGAATAAAATTGATCATGTACAATGGATAATGCCTCAATAAAAATCTGTTTATTATATACTTTTAGTAAATAATAATCAATATGGGCAATAGCATGACTATTTCGTCTATAACATCTGGCAAACTACATGTATGTATGATTTGTCGTACAACCGTAAGTAATAATTATGTAGTATGTATACATTGTAACATAGTATGTCATGATTCATGCCAGCAAAACTTTAATTACAAATACAATTGTAGTAGATGCCCGTGTTGTCAACATATTGGAACCATATCTACATGTAATTCATTACCAGTATTTAATAAGGTCTAATGTAATGTTCATGTAAACAACAAGATTGTATTTAGCTTGAATCGTTGGAGTTATCTAGACTATAATCTGACATATAGGTATAGTTATCTGGACTAGTATGTTCCATTTCTACAATATTATCATCGTATAAATCCACATAATTATCATTATTGTATATAATTGTCGTATTATTGCCAACACTATTCACATACATTTCGGCGTTATCATCAGATGAAGTATCATGATTTATATCACCATGAATAGTATTATACTCGCTAACATTATCATCACTAACATTATCATCACTAACATTATCATCACTAACATTATCATCGCTAACATTATCATCGCTAGCAATATCACGCATAAGTTCGTCTTCCATGATAATTTCGTCCATAGTATTATCTGTACGTGTAGCAAAAGTGGTATTGTCTTCACTCTCATTTGTATCCGTCACATGCTCATCACTCTCATTTGTATCCGTAACATGCTCATCACTAATATCATCATTCGTATGCTGTATATTTTCTAACCGATTTACACGACTGTTGCGAATACTATGTCTAGACGACCATCTGATGTTAATTTTTTTAACTAATGGATAATATAGTTCAGTAATAATATTAAGTTGACGATCTGAAAATTTATAATCCTTAACAAAGATAAACAATTCATCTATGTTTATTTTATTAGGTGTAATAGTTGGTTTGTTATTTTCAAATACAGGAAAATATGTATAGCTCAATTTCAATGGATGATCAATACAAAATGATCGTTGTTCTATGGATATCATCGATGGATGAGGAATGTATGAGACAGGAGTCAATATAAAATCCTTGTTCTCATGTACTAATTTACTAATATAAAATAGCTTATTGATATTTGTATATTTTATTCTTCTTCCTAGAAATGGATTCATTTTTTTAAAATCAAGTAGATCACTCATAAGCTTAGTACGACTTTCTATTCGAATATCTTCTTCATATGAATACATAATGGACAAATATGTTTTAATATATTTACCAAATAATTGGATAGTACGCGCACGAGGAAATATATCTGAAATATGTAATTTATGTTTAATACTAAGAATATTCGCATTATAAAAGTATAGCATGTTTCGTATGTATATGTGTTTATATTCATCATTTAGTTTGTTACAATTTCCTATAATAATATTTTTTATAATGAATTGATTATGCTTCTCGAAGTGTTGTAAAGAGAAATTACTTTGAAAAAATCGTAATAATAATATAGGCATGCTAATTGTAGAGTATTTAATAAAAAAATAAATATTGTATAAATTAGATCTACTAAATGGTGTATTGCTCCACGGATTTTTAATTACCTTTGGATCCGTAAAAAAATTAGTATCATATGATAAAGAAGAATTTATAATACGAATTAAATCTAAAATATTAAATTGATATTTTGTATGATTATTAATAATATCAATCTTATACTTATTTGGAATATCATTCAAATCGTTAAAATTTAAGTCCATTTGTGTATTTAGATATTTTTTACTTTTCATTAATGCTATATGTTTAAACCGTATAAGTGCGAAATATATCCGTTGTGTTGTTCCAAATAGATGTAGTATACGGTTTAAATACAAATCCGTAGTTTGGTCATGTAAAATAAAATTTTTTAACACGAAATATTTGTATTTTAAATAGGTATCGTACGTATATGGCAGGTCAGATGGAGACGATGTGGTTGTGGTATTAAATGCGTTTGACGTAAAATACCGAGTAAATAAAAACATATCTGTAGATTCCGTATTACAACTGTATTTTTTTATTATATATGAAAAAATAGTTTCATACAATAACATTTGATGTACTTAATATTATCTAATACATATTATTTAAATAATATTATTTTATATATACCTTTTTCCTATGAAACAACTAAAATTCTAAATTATAATCATCATCTTGTCCTAAATCTACATTTTTAATATTAATGGCATTACTTTCGATTGTTAGTTTATTAACACCACATTTATCACCAGAACCACTTACATCATCATATACACAGTCTAACACTTGATCCTCTTCAAGACTAGAATTAGCCGGTTCATGTTCCATCATAGCATTTAAATCAGCAAGCACCTGGAACGCAGATGTACCAAAATACCCTTGCTGACCACACATGACATTTGCGGAAACGCCTCGCATAGGATCTAACTCAGCGTGTTTCGCGGCCTTTAAGAACATCTCTGGAGTTTCCTCGAATGATGCCTTTGCGATCGGTCCAATATCATCGTTATTAATTCCATGTCTAAATATGGAAATCATGCTAGATTTATAACACATTCTGTCACAAAGCATTGATAAATGATGATAGTTGATATATGTACTATCAAATTCAATTACCTCAGTTAACTCTGCGAAAATAGCATTTCTAGCAGCTTCTATACCAAATACGCGATACACTTCTTGAATATCATTACTAATTGTGCGTGTAGCATCAATATAGTCTAGTGCTAAAATTTCTAGTAAATTTGTTCCAACCGTGTCCAGTACCCAGCTTTCCTTTTTATTGTATTTTCCATCTTCTAAGACTAAGCTATTTGTAATTTTACGCAATACAACTTTTTCAATATTTTTAATTCCGCTAAGAATGATATTATTAAGAAGGTTATCTTGAAAGTTCTTTAATAAATAAATTTCATCGGATTGGTCAAGTGGGTTGACATGAGTTGATTTTTTACTATTAGAGGCAACATTTTTCAATCGAAGTCTGAAGATTAATTTATCCGAGTTATAATCGGAATACACGCAATGTACCTCATCGTTAAAACTATTCGCGATCGCAAAATTGATATCATCCATAGTAATATTTTTATCAAGCATTGCCTCTGTATCCATTTCCATGCGAATAATCCATTTAGATCGTTGGGTTGTATCTAGATTCTTCTGCCCAGAGCAATTGTCAATCATCTGCTCAAATTCGTAATATTGCGTAAGTGTATCAATATCCTCCTCGATTAGAGTATTTAAATCATCTGGATCGAAACAAATCTCGATTGACCCAACAATTTCACGCATTTTCGTGTATTCAATCAATGGAATGAATTGCTGTGCAGATTCACGACTTCCTTCCTGATCTTTTGGCAAATAAATGTTTACGGATGGATTCTTAGGATTCTCGGATAAAGATAGGATCTCTTCAATTCTTGGAACACCACGTGTTACATTCGATTTAGACGCGACACCCGCAAAATGAAATGTGTTTAAGGTCATCTGGGTAGTTGGTTCACCAATTGATTGGGCGGCAATTAAACCAACCATTTCACCTGGTGCTACAATTGCGTTTTTATAAATAGACGTTATCATTTCCAACAAAGCAATTAGCGTTTTTCTATTAAATCGCTTCACTACTAATAATTCTTTTGGTGAAAGATAATAATAGTACATCACTTTAAATAACTCAGTAGGTTTGGCATAATATAACTGTTCTAGCTTATTGAAATTATTTTCAATTAAAGTGAACGCTTCTAATGGTGTAATGTCAACCATTGAATTCTTATTAATATTTTGTAACCCTTGAATATTGGCGATAATTGTCTGGAATGACACTGGAATATGTACCATTTTACCATCCATATTTTTAAATACGTTACTTACTATTTTTTCGCGCATTTCAATCATATAATCAATGTATGACTTTGTTTTTACAAGTAAGTCATTTGACTGTTTTTTCATTCGTTCACTGGCCCCCTTCGTATATGTAATCATAAATACATTATTAGAGTCATTTTCATTTGGAATATGATAATGAACATATATTTCTTCTAGAGACATAGATACAAGTGGTAATAATTGATTTTCTACACGTACTGTATCAATACCATCATCCCCATAACTAAATTGAATGATTCTTTGTTTATTGTTGCGCACCGTCATATCATACTCGACCTTTAAATCTTCCAAACCTTTAATTAATCTTCGCTGGATATATCCGGTTTGAGATGTCTTAACTGCTGTATCAATTAAACCAACACGACCACCCATAGCATGAAAGAATAACTCTTCTGGCGATAACCCAGAAATGAACGAACTTTCAACAAACCCACGTGCGGTAGGAGAATCGTCATACTTTGTATAATGTGGTAATGTTCTATTTTCAAACCCATAAGGAATGCGCTTGCCATCAACCGTTTGTTGACCCAAACATGATATCATCTGAGAAATGTTAATATCACTACCCTTTGAACCAGCATTTACCATGATAACAAAACGATTACCTTTATCTAAGCTTTCACGACCAATTTTACCAGCTTCATTTGTGGCATTATTAAGAATATTTGTCACTTGTGTTTCGAATTCCTCCTCATTTGTTTTGCCCGTTTTATTTTCAAATATACCTAAATGGGTTTGATCGATTAGATTCTTGACGTCTGTTTTTTTAGCAGTGATCGTTTGTGCGATTTTCTCGTTTGTTGCTTTGTCTGCAATCAAATCACTTATTCCAACGCTAAATGCGCTTACTTTCATGTATTCTGTAACAATGTTTTGTAAATTATCTACGAAATCGGCAGCGGCCATATTTCCAAAATAATTACATATTCGCTGTAGTAGACCTTTTCCACCAGAACCAAGTACACCCTTTTCTAGTTGGCCACGAATATATTTTCCACCCATCACTTCAAACACATTGTTTGACGTACCATAGTCTTCCGACTCGTCAAACAACTTCGTTTTGTATTTCATGGTTATAGGCGGCATAATTTGACTCAATATATCAAAATTAGTAATCACCTTGTTTTTTCGTAGTTTAGTTGTGTCTATTTTATTGAACGCCATTAATAAATTCATTGCATCTAATTGATTAAACTTAATTTCGGGTCTCGTAAAACGGTAAGAACCCAATAAAGAATCTTGGAACACACCAATAATAGATGCGTTATTTGCTGGACTAATTATTTGATACGGCACTGCTGCCAAATTTTTCAATTCTGCCTCGGACTCCTCGTCTTGGGGCATATGCAAATTCATTTCCATTGTTCTTCTATGTTTCCATAGAAGCCGGACTATACCTTGTGCCTTATCTGGTTGATTAAACCATCATTTAAGACCCGTAACCGTCTAGTCTCTGAACCTTCTTCGTATCCTATCATAACGGACTTAGAAGATTGGCTGCGGATTGTCCAATCTTTCACATTTTTACCATTGGGTTCGGCTATTAACCGAGTTCCTCATAAGTGTTTCCATATACGAGTGGTAGTGAAAGCTCTAAGGAGTTTCCCGCAATTTGATTACGTTGCCATTCTTTCAAATTTAATATAAATTCTTTTGCTCTATCTTTTACTATCTCTATTGGTTCATATTTTCCTACAAATGTTGTTTTGATTTTATCAATAACAATACGAACATATTCAGTGTTATTATTATTGTTTTTAATAACACGAATATATTTATCCATATTGTCATCATCAATTATTACATCTTTGAAAATTTCATATTTTTTAGTCAAATGTTGATTCTGTGTTAATTTCATTCTTTTCTCACAACTTTCATTGTTAGTATAGAATAATTTTAACCGTTCTGATATCAACTGTTTCGTATAGTCACTTTTTGGTAAAGGTATTGATTTTTGTTTAGGTATTTTGTTTATATCACAAACAAAGTTACTACTAACATCAGTAAAACCTTTACCACCATCTGTTAAATTATAACCATTTGGAAATTTAGAATTATATTCAATTATAAATTGCTGTTCTTGTTTATTTAATTCACTTACTTCGCAGCTATGAATATGTTCACATTTAAAGCAATCCTTTCCATATTTTAGTATAGCAGAATTCAAGTATCTACATTGATGTTTCTTACTTGAATTTGCTTCATGAATATGGTCATTGAACCTTCCTAAATATCCAAACGGTCTATATTTCTTGTGGTTTAATCTATGACTACGTGTTTGACCTATATAAATTTTTCCATTTGTAGTATTGGTTATTTTATATATTTCACCAATAATCTTATCTTTTTCATCAATATTTAATATCATTGTTATAGAGATTGATATTTATGCATTTATATTATTTTTTAAAAGAAATGACTAGATGATTATATTAGTAACATGTACCTTTGCTAAATACATTTACTAGTAGACTTTACACTGTTTTTCTCACTAAGTATTATCTACAACTTAGCGAGCAGTCATCTGTTGGGGACAAAATCTATCCCCGTCAAAGTCAGCATTGTATGGTTTTGTCAAATACTTAAGAGCATATATGCTCTCATGCTGGTCCCTAAAGTTTCCAATAGGGGTGGACTGTATCTTAAGCAAACTCTGGATAGCTACTCCTTCATCGTTCACCAACACCCGTTCAGTCTCTGAATGCCTTCCATAGTCTGCTATACGACATTAGGAAGTAACACTGCGGATTACCCAATCCTCCACATTATTACCATACCCGAGTTCTATATCTCGGCCATCCATTGGTTTCCCAAAATGGACTTGGTAGTGGTTCTCTAGTTT